CCATAATGGCATATACATTTTCAAATTTAAAAACTGATATTCGAAGTTATACCGAGGTGGATAGTACGGTTTTATCTGACAGTTTATTAACAACGATTGCTAAAAATTCCGAAAATAAAATTTATCGGGCTGCAGATAATGATGATAATCGTTTTTATGCAACTTCAACCTTAACTATTGGTAATAGGTACGTTACTATTCCAAGTGATTTAAGAATTATCCGTTATGCTCAGTTAGAGGATAGTGCAGGCAATCAGACTTATTTATTGAAAAGAGATACAACTTTCATGGCAGAATATTATGATAAACCAGGAACTGCAGGAGGCCAAACAGGTTCTCCTTTTACAGGATTACCCAAATATTATGGAAACTGGGATGAAACTTATTGGGTTGTGGCTCCCACACCTGATACGGCTTATAGTATTACATTAGCATATATTAAACAACCTGCAACGATTACGACTTCAGATTCTACAACTACTTATTTGAGTAATAAATATCAAGATTTACTTTTATATGGTTGTCTGGTAAATACATATGGATACTTGAAAGGTCCTACAGATATGATACAATATTATGAACAGGCTTTTCAACAAGCCTTACAAACGTATGCGATTGAACAACAAGGTCGTAGACGCAGGGATGAATATCAAGATGGAGTTATTCGTACCCCTCTCAAATCAGCACCTCCATCTAAAAATTAAGGAGCTTTATGGCAAATATTATACCAGACGCATTTAAATTGGAACTGTTATCAGGAACGCATAACTTTGCAAGTGGAGGAAATACCTTTAAAATTGCTTTGTATGTAACAACTTTAGGTCCCCCTTATACCACAGGATCAACGGTTTATAGTACGGACAATGAAGTAAGTTCTTCGGGCACGGGTTATGCAACAGGAGGACAAGCACTAGATTCTCAAGCCGTGAGTGTTCCAGGAAGTAATACTGCTGTTGTAGATTTTGCAAATGAAGTTTTTTCTACTGTAACGTTAACTTCATTAGGAGCGGCTATTTATAATTCTACTAATAGTAACAAACTTTGTTTAGTCATAGATTTTGGTGGGGATAAAGTTGCAACTTCAGGAGATTTTACAATTCAATTTCCACTAGCTACGGCTGGCGCTGCAATTATAAGAGTAGCATAATATGGCATTAGTATTAAATAATAGAGTAAGAGAAACAACCGCAACCACAGGTACGGGAGATGTGACTCTGGCAGGAGCAGTCGATGGTTTTCAAACTTTTTCTGCTGGAATTGGAAATGATAGTACGACTTATTATGCCATTTCATTAAATACTTCGAATCAATGGGAAGTCGGATTAGGAACTATGAGTTCAGATAGTTCAACGATGGAACGAACGACCGTTTTGGAAAGTTCCAATAGTGATTCAGCGGTATCTTTTTCTGCAGGGTCAAAAGAAATTTTTTGTACGCTGCCCTCAGAAAAAGCAGTTTATTTAGACGCAAGTGATAATCAGGTAGGAGGCTTTAGTAGTCTTGCTGATGATAGTTCGCCACAATTAGGTGGAGATTTAGATGTTGTAACTTATGATTTAGTTTCAACTTCAGACAGAGATATTGATATAATTCCAAACGGAACAGGCGATGTTAATCTTGGAGCAGATAACGTTCAGGTTGGCGATAATAATGCTAACGCAACGATTACCACACAAGGCACAGGAGATTTAATTTTAAATACAAACAATGGAACTAATGCTGGAAACATAACATTATTAGATGGTGCAAATGGTAACATTAATTTAGCTCCCAATGGAACAGGAGAAATAGTTCTTGGGTCAGGATCAGCGGACGGAGATATCACTACCAGTGGCACATATGATTTAATTTTAGATACTAATGAGGGAACTAATGCTGGTAATATTACCTTAACCAATGGCGCAAATGGTGCAATTACTTTAGCTCCAAATGGAACTGGAGTTGTAGATATTGCGGGTTCTATGAACCCATCCGTGTCTTCTACAGGTAAAGCATTGGTAATGGGATTTTAATAGGAGGAAAATATGGCAAGTGAAGTAATGAAAGTAAAGTTAGTGGCAGGAATCACGAACTCTGAAAATGATATGCTAGCAGTAACATCGGGACACACTTATACGATACTTAATTTATCCCTTTGTGAAACGGGCGGAAATGACGAGACTTTTGATTTATACATTCGTGACGACGCTGGTGCGAACGATTTTGAAATTTATTCCGACCAAGCAATAGCTGCCAACGCAACTTTTGAACATACAACAAGAATTGTTTTGGAAGCAGCGGACGTACTTTCATGTCAATTAGCCAGTACAGGAAATGTGGACTGCGTTATTAGTTATTTAGATCAAACCTTATAGGAGTATTTATGAGTGGAACAATAGGCGACAATGTATATAGAGCCTCGGGAGTGGTTGCTGCTGCGGCTGCTGGCGGCGGCGCTGTTTCTTGGCAGACAGGCAGTATTAAAACAGCTGGCTTTACACCTACAGCTGGTGAAGGTTATTTTATTAATACCACAGCTGGAGCTATAACAATTACTCTAGCAGCAGGTGTTGTTGGAGAAATGGTTGGAGTTAAAGACTACGCACAAACTTGGCAAACGAACAATCTAACTATAACTCCCAACGGAACTGACAACATTGGTGGAATTAATGCCGATTCTATCTTAAGCACAAAAGGTCAAGCAGCGGTATTAATATATGTTGATTCTACTCGAGGATGGGTTGACGTAAGCGATTCAACTTCTACTATTGCAGGAAATCCCGACTACATGACTGCTTCAGTCAGTGGATCCTGTAATACTTTATCTATAGTTTGTACAGATTATAAAGTGGCTAAATTTGTAAACCCAGGTTGTTTTACCGTTTGTGTGACAGGTGTACAACCTCAAGGTGCCGTAGTTGATTATTTAGTAGTAGCTGGTGGGGGATCTGGAGGAAGGACCTGTGGTGGTGGCGGAGGTGCAGGAGGTTATAGAGAATCTGGTGGAACTACAACAGGTTGTTATACAGTTTCTCCATTAGGTTCTGCACCATCAGCTGTTGCAGCCCAACCAGTATCGGCACAGGCATATCCTATTGCTGTCGGAGCTGGCGGAGCCGCAATATCTCCTCCCGCAACTGGTACCAATGATGGAGTTAATTCAAGTTTTGCATGTATTACATCTGCTGGCGGTGGCGGTGGAGGGTGTCCAACAACTGCTTGTAAACCTGGACGCGATGGTGGGTCAGGTGGTGGTGCAGCAAGAGACAATGGTACTCCCGATAGCGGACAAGGAAATACTCCCCCAACAAGTCCCGCTCAGGGATTCAATGGGGGTGCAACAACTGGTGCTGGCTGGTTTGCTGCATCTGGTGGAGGTGGCGCTCTTGCCCTTGGTGGTAACTCAACTGGTGGTAGTGCCCCAGCTCAAACAGGGGGACCTGGCGGAACGGGAGCTACAAGCTCTATTGATACAACTCCAACTGCACGAGCGGGCGGTGGCGGAGGATGCATACACTGTGCTTCAGGAACTCAAGGAACTGGCGGACCTGGAGGAGGTGGTAATGGTAGCTTCGGGACTACTCCTGGAGACGCGGATGGCCAGAACGCAACAGTTCTATTAGGCGGCGGTGGCGGTGGCAGCCATTCTGGCGTACCTGGGTCAGGTGGTAGTGGAATAGTTTATATAAGGTACAAATTTCAATAAAATGGCCCATTTTGCAAAATTAGGAATAAATGGTAAAGTTATCTCAGTATTAACCTGTGGTAATGGAGACCTACTCAATGCTGATGGTGTGGAGGATGAAACACTAGGACAACAATATTTGGAAAGACACAATAATTGGCCTGCTCCATTTTGGATTCAAACTTCCTACAATACAGTAGCTAACACACATAAATTAGGTGGAACTCCTTTGAGAGGTAATTTTGCTGGGATAGGTTATCAGTGGGACGAAAATAATGAAATCTTCTGGCCTAAAAAACCTTATGCTTCATGGGTTCAAAGTCTAACAGATGCACAATGGCATTCACCAATTGGTGATGCTCCAGCTCTAACCGATGAACAAAACCCAGCTCTTTCACGTTATGAATGGAATGAAGAGAGCCAAGCCTGGGAGTTGCAAACGATTATAATATAATATATAAAGGTGTGTGGTATGAGAAAGAAAGTATTATCTGAAATAGGTTTATATTCGGGCAACATTGAAATGCCTAAAGGTTTTGAAATAGACCGAAACAAACTTCAGGAAGACATTTTAAAATCACGAATTAAAAATATAAAGTTTCCGTTTTCTAGAACGTGGGATATGTTGAATACCTATGTGCGAGAACATATTAATGTGGAATATAGTTTTCAATTAGTTAACAAAAAAACGTGGGGAAATACCTATAAGCCTCAAGAAATTTCCATTCCTTTACTCAATATAGATCCTGTTGATTTAAGAAATTCCCCTGATTATATTTTATTATATGGAGTGCATGTTAAAGATTGCAACGTTACAATCCATTATGATGACAACAGAAGAAAAGGAAGATCATGGGACGTCTCCTTGACTAACAATAAATTTATCATGTTTCCTTCTATGCAGATGTATTATATTACTAATAATCAAAAGGACTCTCTTAATTTTATACAAACGATTACCTATGAATCTATCTGATTATTGCTGGTATTTTAAATCTGCATTAACACCACGCTTCTGTGATGAAGTTATAAAATATGCCTTGGCTCAAAAAGAAAAAATGGCTATTACAGGAGGTCAGGGGAGACAGAGAAATTTAGATAAACAACCTTTAACTAAAGATGAAATAAAAGATTTAAAAAGAAACAGAAATTCAAATATAGTTTGGCTAGATGATGCGTGGATTTATAAGGAAATACACCCCTTTGTTCATGAAGCCAACAGAAGAGCTGGTTGGAATTTTAACTGGGATAGATCGGAGCCCTGTCAATTTACAAAATATAAATTTAATCAATACTACGACTGGCATTGTGATGGATGGAATAAACCATACACTGAGGAGGGATCTTCAAAAGGAAAAATAAGAAAACTATCCATGACCTGTCAATTAAGTGATGGTTCCGAATATTCTGGTGGGGAACTAGAATTTGATTTTAGACAATATTTCCCTCACATGAGAGATGAGGTTAAACATGTAAAAAAAGCAACTGAAATATTATCCAAGGGTTCTATTATTGTTTTTCCCAGTTTTGTTTGGCATAGAGTTAAACCGATAACGAAAGGAGCAAGATATTCACTTGTCGTATGGCATTTAGGGTATCCGTTTAAGTAATGTATATAAATGAATATTTTAAAACTCCCATATGGACGGAAGAAAAACCAGAGTTTGTTAAATCATTAAACAAAGCTAGTAATAAATATATTAAAGCAGAAAAAAAAATGCCTGATTCTAAAAAATATCTAAAACAATTTGGTGATTTTGGCAGGTCATGGCATTCAACTGCATTACTTCAGGATAATGATTTTTTAGATTTAAGAAATTATATAGGACAAAAGTCCTGGGAATTTTTAGATCATCATGGTTATGATATGAAACTATATACAACTCTCTTTTCTGAAATGTGGGTACAAGAATTTAGTAAAAAAGGTGGGGGACATCATTCTTCACATATTCATTGGAACCAGCATGTATCAGGATTTTACTTTTTAAAATGCGGTGAAAAAACTTCTTACCCTATTTTCCATGAACCGAGAACTGGCGCAAGATGCACTAAATTAAGAATGAAACCAGAATTAAAAGGTATTTTTCATGGAACAGAGCTCGTTCATTTTAAACCGAAGCCTGGAACTTTAATTATCTTTCCAGGATATATGGAACACGAATACGCAGTCGATCATGGTAAAGCACCTTTTAGATTTATCCACTGGAACATAAATGCCATACCAAAAGAAATGGCAAAAGATGTTTGATATAAGTCCTAAATATTTTCCTAATAGAGGATGGTTAGAAACGAAGTTATCTACAGACATTTTAAAATTTTTAAATGAATGTATCAAAAATAAC